CAAGAAGGCAGCCGACGTTGTCGATGAGGACGACAAGGTTGTCGAGAAGGTTGAAGACAAGAAGGCTTCCGCCACGAAGACGGGGATGAACGAGTTTGACATCGAACTCACGGGAGCGATGGAAGACGAGGTTGCCCCTGACGCCGAAGCGGATGAACGGCTGGCTTCGCTGTTCGACAACGACGGTTTGGCCGCCGCTGCAACAGCAGGGAACTCGACTCACAAGGTCGAGGCGTCTCAGAAGTCCGGCATCAAGAAACTCGGCGGTCAGCCGAGAGTCGCCAGCGCAGAAGGCGCAGGCGTTGACATCAGCAGCATCTGGCAGTCGGCTCCGGATGTTAGCGAAGCGTTCAAGTAAGTCGAAAACGCCGGTGAACCACCGGGGTTGTTGCCTGGGAAACCAGGAATCCCCTTCTGGGGGAAGGTTCGGAACGAGGAGCAATCAGATGTCTTTGACAATCCTGATTCGTGGACAGCTCAACTCGATTCCTGTTCTGTCGGACGACTGCTTCACCAAGCAGAACTACGGCGTGAACACGAATACGACGCTGAGCGTCAATACGCCTCGGGGCGTGCTGGGTGGGTCGGTTGCGGCGACTTCCGCTGGACTGGCTTACACGGTGGTCCCGATGACGACCGCTCTGATGCCTGTTGGTCTGTTCGTCAATGACGCTGCTGGTGCGGCGTTCGAGAACAGTCCGGCAGTCGCCAGCGGCAAGGTGACTGTGATGAAGGCCATGGCTTCTGTCGAAGTCGATGTGTATGAGACCCGTGCCGCCAACAACGGTTCGGACCTCGCATACGCTGAGGGCCTTTACCTGTACGGTTCGGCGCAAGGTTTCTTGACCTATGAGACCTCGGCGTCGGCCATCGTTATTGGTGTCGTGACCAAGGCACCAACAACGAGTTCCCCAACCCTTGGTTTGGATATGCGGATCTAACCCTCGGGGTACCGCAAAGGAGATCTAGCCATGGCTATTGACAACCAAACCAAGCAAGAGATCATCTCCCAGCACATTCGCACGGCCGCCGGTCGTCAGCGTTTGGCAGCGAGCATGATTCAGCCTCTGCGTCGTCGCAGGGACTACATGTCGGTCGGTCGCAAGGCGTTCTTCGTCGAGGCTCTGCCTGACGGCGCACTGCCGATCTACGACAAGGACCCCAACATCACCGCCTACGTGGTCGGCGAAGAGGGGGAGAACATCGTTGCGGTCGCAAAGCCCAAGAGGGTGCTGTTCCCGTTGTTCGAGATCGCCTCGAACCCCGAGATTCAGTTGACCGAGATCAAGCAACGGCGCTTCGATCTGATCGAGCGTTCGGTGGACCTGGGCAAGGCTGAGATTCAGGCGGAGGAAGATCGCAAGGTCTTCGCCGTCATGGACGCACTCTCCGCCGATCCCACGAACCCGAACCCGGCGATCCCGGTGACTGGCAACCTGACCGCCAACGCACTCGTAGACGCCTTTGCGAATGTGGAGCGGACGGACATCCGTGTCTCCACGGTGTTCTTGAATGCCAAGGACTATGCGGACCTGCGCAAGTGGGACCGTGACACCCTCGACATCGAGACCCAGGCGATCCTGTTGAAGACCGGTCTGATGGCAACCCTCTGGGGAGCCAAGCTGATCGTCAGTCGTATCGTGCCGGAAGGCACCGTGTACGTCTGCGGTGAGGCCGAATTCTTCGGTCGTGTGCCGGTTCGCACGGAGTTGACGGTGCTGTCTGCCGACGATCCCAAGAACCGCCTGATCGGGTTCTCGATCTTCGAGCAACTGGGCATCGGGGCCTACAACCCGTTCGCCTTGCAGGTTCTCCAGATCACCCGTGTGTAATCCACGGCGGTGTCGGAACCAAGAAGACCCTGGAGGGGAAACCCTCTGGGGTCTTTCTTTTTCTCTACAAGGTTTTGAATTGGATGGGTATAATCACAATATGAATGTGGAAGAGAAGAGTCAACGGGTTGCCGGAATCAAGTGGTATCACTGCATCGATCTGGGGGATGGCATCATCACACCAGGGGCAAATCCTCACAACTTCTTCGATGCTCTGAAATTGCCGGCGAGTCTCAAGGGCAAGACGGTACTGGATATTGGGGCCTGGGACGGGTACTATAGTTTCCGATGCGAGCAACTTGGGGCATCCGTGCTGGCAACGGACAGTCACAGTTGGGATGGGTCAGGCTGGGGAACGAAGGATGGATTCTTACTGGCACGTGAGATTCTCGAATCCACAGTGGAAGACTACGACATCGCTCCCAATCAGATCGCTCCGATGAGTGTTGGTGTTTTCGACATTGTGCTGTTGCTGGGGGTGATCTATCATCTGAGGAACCCGGTTGACGCATTGGAGAGGGCCTGGGATGTCACGAAGGAAACTTTGGTCGTCGAGACGCACATTGACGAGACGATTGGGAATGACAAGCCCTATGCGGTCTTCTATCCTGGCAAGGAATTGAACAACGATCCGACGAATTGGTGGGGTCCTAACCGGATGTGCATGGAGGGGATGTTGAGAACTCTGACTCCGGTCCCTTCCAAGGTGGAACTGGTGCGTTGGACGGGTGGAGTTTATGGTCGGGCAATCTATAAGGCGTGGAGGTAAGAATGAGCAGGGCATATGCTGTTTCAGATGGGATTAAGAAGACCCCAAGTCTCAATCCCAGGAAGCCTGGTAAGTGGATCGTTCTTCGTTTGGCAATGGGGATTTTAGGAGAGGTTCCTGAAGGGAAGCCTCTTCCTAAGAAGATGATTCGTGAGATTCCTGTTCCTTTATTCACGATGATTGCCACAGATCGAGATGCGGCAATGAAGGAGATCTCCAGGAATGTCGGAGAACTCTTCATTGCCTGGGAAAACGAGAAGGCTCTCTGTGAAGCCGGCGTGAAGAGAAAGAGGTCTTGAGATGCTCATATGTATGGCAGTCTTTGATACCGTCGAGAACAAGCGTACGGAACTGACTCGTAGGACGCTTCAGTCCCTGGATCGGCAGGTCAATTGGGGCAGGCATCGTCTCATCATTTCGGACAATGGATCGTGTGATGAGACGCTGGAACTCTACGAGAATCTCGCAGAGATGTTCCCGTTCCAAGTCATCAAGAATGGTGAGAACTTGGGGACGGCTCGGGCCATCAACAGGGGATGGAGTTATCGGAAGCCTGGAGAACACGCTGTCAAGATGGACAACGATGTGGTTGTGAATGACATGGGCTGGGCTGACGATCTGGAAGAAGTCCTCCTTCGAGACCCAACCATTGGGATCTGCGGGTTGAAGAGGAAGGACTTGGAGGAGCGGCCAGATCATCCCAGTCCTCATTATCAGTCTACATTGCGGATGCTTCCTCATCAGCCAGGGGAGAGATGGTTCGTAGTCGAGGAAGTCAATCACGTACTGGGGACCTGTCAGGCGTACAGTTCTGCCATTCTGGACAAGATTGGATACCTGTATCAGGGGGATTGGAAATACGGGTTTGATGATGCTCTGGCAAGTCTGCGGGCGCATGTGGTAGAATTCAAGACGGTCTTTCTCCCGAACATTGACATTGATCACATTGATCCAGGTGGGACGGCCTATACGCAGGAGAAGCAGGATCAGGCTGGTCAGGTGATGCAGAAGTACGGAGAGATTGTTCTGGCCTATCGGCTGGGGAAGAAGTCAGCATACTACGATGGAGGGGAGGACTCAAAATGGGCCGGATCACATTGAACATTCCAAGTCGTGAACAACTCTCAGATGCGTTCAGGATGTTGGGCTACTGCCGTGGTGCCGAGATTGGGGTAGCAGAGGGAGTCTTGTCCGAACAACTCGTGAAGTTTGCAGGCTGTGGCGGGAAACTCTACCTGGTCGACGCCTGGCAACACATCGGCGGATTGGATGACACGAACAATCCGAGTGCGGAAGAACAGGAGCAAAGATTTCAGTGGGTACAGTCCAAGTTTACAGGAAACAAGAATGTGGAGATTCGTCGGGGATGGTCTGTCGAGATGGCAGCGACATTCCGGGATATGGAGTTGGATTGGATCTATCTCGATGCGGATCATCGGGAGGAGTCAGTGTTGGCAGACTTGAAGGCATGGTATCCCAAGGTACGGGTAGGTGGAATGCTTTCAGGACATGACTACTTCAATTCACCGGGCTGGGAGAATCATCACGGAGTGAAGGCCGCCGTGGATGCTTTCTTTGGGTGTCGGATAGTCAGTCTCACGACAGAGTTTCAATACGAGCATTCGTGGTACATCATCAAGGAGTAGCGATGAAGTTGGACATTGGATCTGGCGTTCATTACCGTGAACCATTGACTGAGTGGACTCATTTGAATGAGAGTCCTGCACCTCATGTGGAAATCGTCTGTGACTGGAAGATGATTCCTCTTCCCACGGAGTCGGTGGATGAAATTCATCTGGGAGATGTGGTGGAGCATGTTCCTCGATGGGAATATGCGGCAGTATTTGGAGAGTGGAATCGGGTACTCAAGGTGGGAGGGATTTTCCACGGAAGCACTCCCGATCTGCATCGGACGATGATGGACTATGCGGAGCAGGGACCTCATCATGTCTCTCTTCAGGATGCGATCAACGCACTCTATGGTTGGGCGACATCCACTGGGCAACAGCACTACACGACGTACACCAAGGAGACGCTGACGGCATTGCTGGCTCAGTATGGATTCCAGATCGACAGTTTTGCTGGGAGTCCTGGGCCAGTGAATCGTCCCTGGTGGTTGGTGTTCAACGGACGAAAGGTGTCCCGGACCCTGTGGAGACAGTATGGCGATTGAACTCAGCATGTGTCTGGCAGTCTGGAATACCAGTCATCTGCTTCGGCGGAGCGTCCAGACATATCTTCAGCAGGACATCGACCCGTCA